CTGAACTAGAGCGGGCGGTTGCACCAAAGCCAGAAAAGAGGAAGAAGCGTGGCCCTAACCAACGCATATTGCACGTTGTCAGACCTGAAAGATTCACTCAGCATTGAAGATATTCAGGATGATGTTGCCCTAGAAGCCGCAATTATGGCTGCCAGTAGAATGATTGATGATTACACTGGAAGATTCTTCTACAAGGATGGCACAACCCTTAGTCCTGTGACGCGTTACTATACGGCGCAAGATTGGTGGACAACCAATACTGATGACTTTATCAGCATCAGCCAGATTGCAACAGATGATAACTTTGACCAAACTTATGACACCGTGTGGGCAACATCAGACTATATGGTTGAGCCAATCAACAACCCACGTCGCGGATGGCCTTACACACGATTGCTCGCAATTGGTGCCTATATCTTCCCATTTAACCTTCCGCAATCAGTGCGTGTAAGAGCAGTCTGGGGATGGTCGTCTGTTCCATACGAAATTCAAATGGCTTGCAAACTACAGGCTGCACGTTTATTTGTTCGCCGTCAGTCACCATTTGGTGTGGCTGGTAGCCCAGATTTGGGAACTGTCAGACTGGGTTCACGCTTAGACCCAGATGTTGAAGTTTTATGCCGACCATTCCGCAAAGTATCTTGGATGGCCAAATGAAACCTACAAAGGTTCGCGAAGGTATCAAGAAAAATCTTTCCTCAATCCAAGGTCTGCGTTCATACGACATTATGCCTGACCTACCACAGCCACCTTGCGCTGTCATCGGTCAGTTAGATTTTACTTTTGATTTGAACAATAGCCGTGGTTTAGACCAGGCCAACTTGGATGTCTATGTTCTTGTGCAACGCTTCTCTGAAAGAACAGCACAAGACAACCTGGACAAATACCTGTCGGGTTCTGGTAATTATTCAATCAAGGCTGCTATTGAATCAGACCTTACCCTTGATGGTTCTTGCAACACACTGCGCGTTACATCAGCAGAAGCGGGAACTTATTTGTCAGGGGATGTTGAATACTTATCTTACCGTTACCGTCTAACAATATGGGGCCAAGGAGAATAAATGGCATACACAGTGAATTCTGACCGTTTCGCTTTGAAGAAAAAAGGCGAATCAATTTCAGATAAAGAACTGCTTGAAGCAGGATGTAATGTTGAGGCGTTAGTCTCCGCTGGTCATCTTGTGTCTGCAGTAACACCAAAGGCAGCACCAGCATCAGAAGGAGAAACTAAATAATGGCACGCATCGTACTCACTGACGCGTCTATCGTAATCAATTCAGTGGACTTATCAGACCACATTGCCAGCGTCACAATCTCAACATCGGAAGATGTGATTGACACCAGCGCGTTCTCATCAACGATTGCTGCTGGTCGTACTCGCGTTGCTGGCCTTGGCGATAATTCTGTCGCATTAGAGTTCCACCAGGATTTTGCAACATCCTCGGTTGAGCAAACAATTTATCCGCTTCTTGGTTCACTCACCACCGTGGTTGTGAAGCCAACGAGCGGCGCAGTATCTGCAACAAATCCTTCCTACACATTCAGCGCTCTTGTTTCAGAATGGCAAGAGTTGTCAGGTTCTGTGGGAGAATTGGCCACTGCAAGTGTGACTTGGCCAATTTCAGGCGCTATCACAAAAGGAGTATAGAGAATGGCCCGTTTAGTTCTAACAGATGCTTATGTGGTGCTTGCCAGCACTGACATTTCGCAATATGTCACATCCGTGACACTCTCTTCAACACTTGATGTTGTTGAGACCACTGGTATGTCCAACACCAGCCGCACCCGTGTTGCTGGCCTTCGCGACAATCAAATCACTCTTGAGTTCAACCAGGACTTCGCTTCTGGCGCTCTTGAAACTTTGATTTATCCAAGCGATGCAAGCACCAAGATTGGCACTGCAGTTGCAATGACAGTAAAGCCAACCAGTGCAATTACATCTACAACAAATCCTGCATATGGATTTTCAGCGTTGATTACAGAATGGCAATCAGTATCAGGCTCAGTTGGCGAATTGGCAACTGTCTCTGTCACCTGGCCAATCTCAGGCGCAATTACAAAAACAACCGCATAACAAACTAAGGGGGAAATGATGGACGGTTTAGCAATCAAAGTAAAAACTGCAGATGGCAATGAGTCAATCTACAAATTGACACCAAGAATCATCGTGGCTTTTGAACAAAACTTTGGTAAGGGTCTGCCCAAACTAATCGGTGAAGAGCAAAAGATTGAGCATATTTACTGGTTGGCTTGGAAGGCACAACAGGTCAATGGAGTGGTTGTGAAACCATTCGGCCCTGAATATCTGGACACAATTCTCAATGCAGAGTTGGATGCAGACCCAAATTCCGAATCCACCGCGAAAGTCTGACCTATACGGTTGCAGTAATTGCGGTGGAGACAGGCATTTCACCGATTGATTTGCTTGATGCCCCTGAAGGTATCTTGGAAGCAATCGGAATTTATTTGAAGGAGCGAGCAAAGAAAAATGGCGGATGAAGTAATCGTTCTCACTGGCATCAAAGAGACTCTTGATGCTTTGAAAGAGTTCGACAAATCTGCTGTTCACAAGTTCAATAAAGTTATCAATACAGAACTGGCCAACGCCGAACGCGATGCGCATGGCATTGTTCGTGGCATTGGCAACGGGAAAACAGATACTCCAATGAGCGGCTGGCGGCCATATAACGCCGCCAGACCGCAAAGAAGTTCGCGTGGTGGCTCTGGCTGGCCTGCCTGGAGTACGGGCGAAGTCATTGCTGGTATTCGCAAGACAAAGGCACAAGGCAAGGTTCGTAAGGATTACACAACCAGCGCTGGTGCATTGGTGAACAAATCTGCTGCTGGTGCAATCTTTGAAGTTGCTGGCCGTAAAAGTGGCATGAGTGCTTTCGGCAGAAGCCAAGGCGAACAATTTATGCGCACATTGTCTGCCAGATTCAAACCTGCTTCGCGCTTGGTTTGGCGGGTTGTTGATAAAGACCGCGCTAAAATTGAAGCAAATGTCAAACGAGCGCTTGATGAAGCAAAAGCAGAATTGCAAAATCATTTGAACAGAGAGCGGGATTAGAATATGGCAGTTGGCGCAGTAGTAGCGCGGATACTCACGCAGTATTCGGACAAAGGTTCCAAGGCCGCTCAAAAAGACATTGGAAAACTTGGCAAGCAATTTGATGCTTTTGCTAAGAAAAGTGTACGCGCTTTTGGTTTAGCCGCTGCCGCCGTTGGTGCATTCGCAATCAAGGTTGGTAAGGATGCGGTTCAGGCTGCCATTGCAGACCAGAAGAGCCAAGTTCTTCTTGCCAATAGCCTTCGCAATACAACAGGTGCAACTGATGCCGCCATTGCTTCAGTTGAAAGTTATATTTCAAAATTACAGGTTGAAGTTGGCGTTGTTGATGACGAACTAAGGCCATCGCTGGCGAAACTCGCGGCTGTAACTGGCTCAGTCAGTGCTGCTCAAGGATTGCTTGCCACTGCTCTTGATGTGTCAGCCTTCGCAGGTGTTGACCTAGGCACTGCAACGACAGCAGTTACCCGCGCCCTTCAAGGCAATTTCCGTGGCTTGCAGAAACTCGTTCCAAGTATCAGCACAACTGCCATCAAAGCAAAAGACCTTGCAACAATCTTTGAAGAAGTCAACAAAGCAACACAGGGTTCAGCAGCAGCACGCGCCAACACTCTTGAATACAGGCTTGCAATTTTGCGCATTCGCTTTGGTGAAATCCTTGAAACTCTTGGATACAAACTGCTTCCAATTATTGAGAAGTTTGCAATTGTCATTCAGAATAAAGTATTGCCACAGATTGAAATGTGGATTGCTGCCAATGGTGAAAAACTCGTTGCTGGATTGCAGGCAGCAAGCCAAGCAGTAATCATACTTGTGACAAATGCCATCTCATTCTCAAATTGGATTACCAACAACATGGGTCTGGTCAAAACAATGGCAACCCTGATTGCTGGATTGTTTGTTGTCAGCAAAGTCGCAGCATTTGCCACAGTCTTGGGCAAACTGACTGCTGCATTCGTAGCGTACAGAAATGCTGCAGGTGCGGCTGCTGTTGCCACTGCCTTTGCAACAGGCGGTGCTTCAATCGGTAGTGCAACTGCTGCATTGTTAGCAGTTGGCGGCCTTGCAGGAATTATGGCGCTCAAAGGTGCTGGAAATGAAGTCAGGGGCAAAAAAGCAAAACTTGAAAAGGGTCTTGCTGGATACCAAGGCTCACCTGGCGCTTCTGATATTGCTGGTTTTACTGGTAAGAAAACAGAAATCAAAACACCAACAATTGATGTGCTTGGCAATAGCAAATCTGCTCTTGATGCCATCACTGCTGCTCAAAATAAACTCAACAATGCCAAGAAAAAAGAACTTTCAATTGAAGATAAAATCATCAATAGAATGCTCAAGAAGTATGGGCTGACATTGATGACTGCTGAAATTGAAGCCAAGGCAACAGCCGCTTCAATCAAGGCAAATCTCACTCGCCAAGGTGAGATTGCTTCTGCTGCACCAACTGTTCAACTTGCCGCTCAAGGTGATGGTTCCAGTGGGTCCGGAATTAGCACAAGTGGAACTCAGAATGTCACCGTCAATATAACCACGCCATATGGAACCAGAGATGACTTCTTTGTTGATGTTCAAAACAATTTGCAAACGCTAAGGCGTCGCGCTGGAATGACGCCAAGTGGTCGAATGACTGGGATTGGTATTGAATAATGGCAAACTATAATGGGGTCACTGCGCCGTCAATCGCAGTTCAATTTTTCATTAGTTCAACCTGGACATCAGTTACATCAGGCGATGGGCTTGAAACAAATATCCGTCGTGGTCGCAAGCAATATGATGTTCTTGCGCAGGCTGGAACTGCTGGCATCATTTTCAACAATTACTCTGGCGCCTATGACCCAGACAATTCATCTGGTCCGTATGCTGGTCAACTCAAGGCTGGCTTGCAGATGCGCATTGTCGCAACTTGGTCATCAGTTGCCTACACGATTTACCAAGGATTTTTGGAATCAAGCACGGTCAATCAAGGTCGTTATCCAACCGTCACAATGAACTTTGTGGATGGCCTGGGATACATCGCCGATGCGCAGGCCCCCGTCCTAGATTCTTTACAATTCTCAGAGACAGCGGCAACCCGCGTTGGCAGAATGTTGGACTACGCAGGATGGTCGGCCACTGCTCGGTCATTGACTGGCACCGTGACAATGGCAACCACCATTCAAGGCAAATCCTGCCTTCAGATGATTTACCAGGCAGTCAATTGCATTGCTGGCCGCTTCTACATTTCGCGCTCTGGCGTTGCCACGCTGGTGCCATTATCAGACAAATTCTCACGCCCGACTCAATTGCTTTTCTCTGACCAGGGCGATGCATTCTCAATGATTTATCGTGGTCTTGTTGTTGACCCTGGAACTTACTATGTGGTCAATCAAGCAGTCGTTGACCGTGGCGCTTTGGCAACCAAAACATCCACATACAATCCATCAAAAAATGCTAATGGTCTTGTTTCCAAAAAGTTTGATGCACCTATCTTGGGTGAAACCAGCGGTGCCAATCTTGCGCTTTATGAATCACGCCAACAGGCTGACCCAGTTACTTATGCCAAGCAGATTGATTTCAGTGCGCTCTCTCTTGGACAGTTGTACCCTGATTTTCTTGCGTGCGAGATTGGCGACCAAGTAAGTGTGAAGCGTCTGACTGTGGACAATCGCAGTTTGCAATACAACCTGGTGATTGAAGGTATGACTCACAGAATTACAAGTGATGATTGGAATGTCTCATTCCACACTTCGCCCATCAACCCGTATTCCATAACAATCTAGGGGTAAGCAATGCCATTATGTCCACAGATTACTAACACGCCAATCACGGTCACACAGACCGCTGATTTCACCGTCACATCTGTGGTGCCTTTGATTGCTGATACTTCTGATGGCTTGGCTGGCAATTTAGAATCAATTGAAATTCTCGCTGATGGCAAAACCAAGGTTTATCGTCAGGCATCACCACCAACTGTCGCTGGAATCAACGATGGTGATTTGTGGATTGATACTGACGATGGCAATAAATTATATGTAAGAGTTTCAGGGGCTTGGGTATCTGCTCAAGATGGAGCAATTGGAACAGCGCAAACAACAGCGAACAATGCTGCAACTGCTGCTGGCGCTGCTCAAGCAACAGCCAACACTGCTTTGGCAAATGCGGCAACTGCTTACACTGCCGCCATTGGTTCTCTCCAACCAAGCGCAAGCACAATAGTCAATGCCAGCAATCAA